ACGATCACCTCTCCGAGTTCACGTATGTACCTACGAAGCTCTTGAACGTTACCTGACATAAGCTCATAATCCTTCACTGTCGATGCAACGAAGAGGATGTCTCCACCTGTAGCGATCTTAATATCTTCTAAGAATTTATCGAGGTAAGTATAGCCGACTGGCCAGTTTGGATTTTCTTTTTCTTCTTGAGGACAGGCTTTAGGAACATTAGTCTGTGGTGTACCGTCTTCTTTCAACACAGGATTGCCTGATTCATCCAGTGTTGCAACGGGTTTACATGGGTTGGGTACTACTGCTTCAGAAACTACGTACCACTGAGGGGCTTGTAGTTGAATCGGACGAGGTAGCGTAGGTTGAATGATCTCGATCTCAACGGGCTTAGTAACAATTTGAATGGGTTGTTCTTTCTTACCGAAGAGCCCAAGGTTACCTAATGTTGAACAACCACTAATTAGACTGATTGTCGTTAAGAGCAGCAATGTTCTTGCTATCATTCTCTATCTCCTCAAAAACTTTTTTAGTTCCATTATTCATGCGGTTGGCAACTAAACCGGGTTTCATTAACGCAAGCTTATCAAGATTGTGGCGCTGGAAGATCGACATATAACGATCTTTCTCAGCAGAAATTTCTTGGTTGCGTTGTTGCAGGTTTGTAAGTGCAGCTGCTTGTTTCTCAAAGGATTCTTTTATAGCTTCGATTGCTGCTTTTTGTTCTTCAACTGCATTTTCGAGTTGAACAACATTTCCTTTTAGAACAAGGTTGTTAGCTTGAAGCACTTGGTTTTGTTGATATAACCAGAAACTTGCTCCACCTAAAACAATTATAATCGCAATAAAAAACTGATTCATAATATTCCCCTATAAGCCAACTGTTCTTACAGCCCATAAATGACATCTTTCATATATCACTAACCTTGTTGCCGGAGACGGTCTCCAGCCAAGAGTTGCTCTATCCATACACTGGTTGCGAAGATGTTTGACTGTATCTCTTTTCACTTCTGTCATAACATCTGGTGATGTTGTAGTACAACCACTAATTAGAAGGATCAGCATTAAAGCACTGATCCTCATGATTAGTTTTGTTCTATCCGATAATGTATACCATTAACGTCTTTAACGTGAACGAGTTTCTTGTCGACGGTTTTGAATTTTAATTCTTTCCAATTAGCTACAATTATTCTCTTAGCATTAGGCCAAGACTTATCATCACCGTCTCCAAACTTATTATTATAAGAAACGGTAATTGTATAAGTTGGCCTTTTGAATAAGGATAGTAGCCAATTAATCATGACGATTAAAAGAAGAAATTACTTCTTCTTCTTTTCTTCCATTTCGTCATCGTCGTCATCATCATCGTCATCGTCGTCATCATCATCGTCATCAGACTCGTCTTCATCCTCGTCCTCATCGGACTCGTCTTCGTCTTCGTCTTCTTCATCAGAAGGATCTTCGTCGTTGTCCTTCATCATTTTTTTGTACTTCTCTTCAAGAGCAGCACGAACGCGAAGATTCATTTCATCTTCGAAAGCCTCTTTCATTTTAAGAGGATTGTTGTCAATAGCCTCAGCTACGATTTTTTCAATTGACATCTTTTTTCTCCTTAAGGAAATTGTATAAGTTTATTTATTTATTAAACTTGTTCTAAGCGTGACATAAGCCTTTCAGCTCTGTTAGTCACTTGTTTATACCATCTCGAATCACGACCTTCAACACCAGCAGTTTTCCAATCATGATCGAGTACAGCTGCGTTGAATTTCTTAAATCCACCTAAGCGATTGCGACCCATATTGAACATCATGTTGACTAATATCTCTTGGACTTCTCCAGGTAGATCATTAAATTCGCTTTCTCCGTATAGAGCATAACACTCGTTGATGGCAATATCCAAGTCTCTATCAAAACACTGTCTGACACGCTCCTCGTTAACTGGAGTTCCAACTGGTTGGCCGTGTTCTGGATCGCTTTCGAGGACAAGATGACCTACTCCGAAAGTTGGGAGTCCAAGGTGGTCGAGGTAGACTTCATTCACTACGCCCTCATCAACTTTAAGTTGCTCAAATACATTGTCTTTATTTTGTTGATTCATTCTTATTCATACCTTTTATAATCATTATCAGGATCAAAATCATCGACTGCCTGATAACGCGTTGATTTTCCGTCTTTAAACGCTATTAGTTTTGTTTTTCTATTTGGACCATCTTTCTTCAATGAAGCATGGACCCACCCAGAATTGATACCTTCTTCTGGATTGTAAAACTCAAGAATGACTTGATCAAACTCACAGTTTTCTGTAATCCAATCTGCAAGAACTTTATTAGGAACACCCATGATTTCGATGTCTACTGCTTCACCGTTACAATGCTGTGAAGATGAAGCTCCACCTACTGCTTTATTCAACTCGGGTGATCTGTAACCGCTATTTACTGTTACTGGCTTATCGAAAAACTCTCTAGCTGGCTGACATATTTTTTCAACTACATATTGAAGATTCTCAAGATGTTCGCCTTTCGGTGTGTTATCGATACCTAATTTGGTAGCGGTTGCCGATTTGGTGAATTCGTTTAATGCAAAGTTCTTACTTAATTTCATCTTACTTCTCCATGATTTTGTTTACTACGATTTTGGTTTTATATCAAGCATCAACTGTTTAAAATTCTTTTTCTTATATTTTTTCTGTTGTGCTGGTGTAAGGCCGGGTTCTCCTTGCGGTCCAACACCGAGGCCAGCGATAGCACCACTGCCAACACCGGTCATCTCGTTCTTATTAGCTTCTGCAATAATTTCACCGTACTCATCTAAGAAGGCTTGTAATCTTGTTTCAATCTCAATATCATCTAGTTCGTAATCTTCGTTCAATAGTCCAGCATCTAGCATTCTTTGTTCTTCTTTGATTAACCAAAGTGCTGCAGCATAGGAAGCTATTCTAGTTTGACCTAGTGGAAGTTTTCCTAGAAGTCTCTTAAGGTTTAAGACCAATCTATCGAATATACCGAAAGCTTTTCTTTCGGCGATCTTAGTGAAATCTTTACGAGGAATAAGGATATTTCCTTTCGCATCGATGATTCCTAACTTATAAGCTTCCCACTTTTCAAAAGGCGTTACTAGCCTTCTGATAAATTGGTAAACTAAAAATAGATCTACGACCATTTATATTTCCTTAAGTGTTTCCAGAATTATAATATCTGAATTTATGCTATCAGCATTGATGCTAATATCATCATAAACTATTAACTGTGGCATGAAATTTAGATACTCAACAAAAGGCTTCAAATATTCGTGATATTCGTGAAGCCTCATGAAGAGCATGTTCGTTGCCTCAGGACCAAACACATTGAACAACACAATGAGGTGGTTTAGAATCAACCGTTCTTTAAGATCTCCATCTTGTCTATAACGACTAAACAACTTTCGAAGATATTGAAATCTTTTCATATCTTCTTCAAATTCTGACATCTCAGTACACTGAGGATTGTCATAGTGTTTCATCGCATAAAGTAAAAAGGTCGATTCCGTCAACTTCATAATCAATAAAAATTAATTTTAGCTATCAGCTACGATAGTATCTTCCACCGCTGTGTTACCTGTTACACCTAAGTCACCTGCGTCAGCAGCAGAAACCTTCATTACTACGAGAGGCTCAGCTTTATGACGAGTTACGCCATTCTGATCAGTGTAAGTGTGGTACAAGTTCCAACCTGGTGTATGAAGACCTTTAGCTCTGTTAGCAGCAACACCAGCCTCTGTTAAGTCAACGAATACTGCGTTGTCTTTGTCGTGAGACTTGTTAGTGTTGTTTGCGTCGTCTTCGAGCCACTTAGGTACGCTAGCAACAGCGTCTGTTTTTCCCCATAGTGCCATTTGTTTTCTCCTGTTATTTAATTTAACGTTAAATTATAACAAATATTATTTCTTTTCAGCTTTAAAAAGTTCGTTTACTAATTCAGCTTTCTTCAAACCTTTTTTAAGAATAACACCGAGTTCTACCGCACGCTCTTCAAGTTGAGCTTTAGTCAACTTATTCAAAGATGCTTTAGTGACCTTAGGTCCTGCAGCAACTTCAGCTTTAGTTACTGGTTCTTCACGAACCACTGGTGTTACTTCTTCAAATTTAAGTCCAAGTCCAAAAAAATCTTTGAACCATTCAATTAGTGCTTTCATAATTTACTCCTATAATATAGTTAATCTAATTTATATATCCGTTTCAGCTTATTTTTTCTTAGAAGCTTTTGCGGCCGCCTTCAAATAAGAAGCATTCATGTAAGACGAATTAGTCGTTCCACAAGATCCTTCTTGTTTGTCTTCTTCACCCACTGGGCGCAGACTGCGTTGTACGTCTGCAAGTGTATCACCTTCTCCACCTAAATGTCTTTTAGCGTATGATAAGATAGCTTTTTCATCGCCGCTGAGTGTTACATCATATCCGCCATACATACTAGCTGCGCCTCGTGTCATTCTAAAACCTGTACGATCTCCAATTTTTCCAGTGAATGCAGGAACTCTTAGAGTAGCTTCGTCAAGCTCTAATTCTTCGTTTGCTCTTCTTAGAGCATCTTTAACGCGAGGGTGAGATACTAAACCTTTTTTCATGTTAGCAATTTTGTTATAAGCAGCAGTATAGTTGCCGTCTTTATAACGAGCATCGTTTGCAATACCTATCGCCATTTTAATATCTTGTGCAGTAATAGGCTCATCGCTAGCTTCTTCTTTCTTCATCGCTTTAGCAATTGCTTTACGACGATTGTGAAGATACTCGTCAGAAGAATCTACGTCACCATCATTATCGATGTCAGCGTCTGCTTTACCGACAGGATCCATTTTCTTCTTCTCATTTAGCTGAGAACGAATAGCACTTGCTAGAATCTCATCAATTTTATCTTTGAACGACATTTTAGTCTCCTATAAAATACTTATTGTTTATTTATCTAATGATGTAATTTGTATCTTGAGATCGTTTACACCTTTAATTAACCTGTGGTATTCGTTCTTTTTAATATTGAACTCCATACCTGGCTTCAAAAGCCACGGAAGGCAGCCTTCCCATTGAAATTGCCAGCCGTCTCCCTCTAAAATCTTTATCCGTCTATTGTCGTGATCCATGTGCCAGACGTAATTTTCGTCTTCAGCATCCACATCAAATATTCTTATGTCACCCACATTGTAATAAGGTTCATAATACTCATTCGTGAGTGATGTCATTACTAATCAACCTTCCGGATAAAATATCCGCTTTTTCGTTTTGAATAATTTCTATACAAAGATTGGTCACTTCGATTTCTTTTCGAATGAACCACATCTTCCTTTCAAGTTTTTCTAGCTGTTCTTGATAAAATTCGAGTTCTTTTTCTTTTCTAACTTTCTGTTCTATAATATCAGCTAGCAACAATATGTTGCTGGACATTAGATAAGTCCCGCAACCATCCTAATCGCTTCTATAGCTTTTTGAGCGCGAATTTTATTTTCTTCGAGATCTAAACCATCAGAAATTTTTTGAAGATCGAGTAGATCTTCGACTAATTCTGTGTACTCTGACTCTGAAAGATCTCCAGCGTCATATAATTCTTTAAGTTCTCTTACCTTTGCTTCTTGAATTTCTTGCCATGTTTCTAGATTCACGATCTTCTACCTCCGAATACTTGTAGAGCTTCAGCTGTTATTTTGTGTATGTTTTCTCTTTTGATGCGGCAATAAGCTTCACTAGGATTCTCACGCTCATTCAATTCTTTTGTAATATCACCTATTTGTTCATATATCTTAGCGATGTTCTCGTTAAGTCTATACTTACTATACGTTTGTAACCACACTGCTCTATAATTCATTTGTTGAATTGCAGATTCTTGACACCACCCAGCGGGAGCCATAGTAGAAATTACATTTAACTCGACGAGCTTTCCATATTCAACATTGTCGAACTTACTTGGAATAAACTTTCCAAGACTTGAACAGCCACCTAAAAATGTTACTAACACTAGACCTAATACTAATTTTTTCATTTTTTACTCCTTACCAAAAATAATCGCCACCGCCCTGCAATCCTAAAGACTTAGCATACTTAGGTAAACGACACGCCCAGTATCCTGGAGTCATCTTATCGTTCTTAGTATCACATTGGTGTCTTGCAGCAAAACTCTTTGCAGCGTCTCTATCGTTAATCTTTGAAGTGAGTCCACCTTTTTCATCTCCGAACTCGATCTTCTTGATGTTTCTTGTTTTTGGATTACGAACATAAACAACGTATTTCTTATCACCAGAACTTCGCTTTGGTGAATTTAGTTCTGG